GGCATTGATCTTCATTATCTACGGGCGCGTGAGTAGCTTGGTGGATTCAAGCACTGTCTCAGCCATTGAGAAGTATGCCAAGTACAAACCCTACGCCCTGATCGCCGCCAAGCGGGTCGAGGAGTGGATCGACGACGAGAAGGGCGTGAGCGCCAACGCTTCTGCCACGGAGAAGTCGCTTCATAAGCTTGATATGTATCTTGAGACATTCATCAATATCGTAAACAACACTGAGGGCAAGTCCCCCACCCAGGCTGTCATTGATGCCGCTAAGGTCTGGAGCATTGAATTGGCTGAGGATTTGAATTACAAGCGAGTATCTGATAATGCTCTCAAAGAGATAACGGGGAAAGCCGATGGCGATTCTGTCGATCCTTCTTGATTTCCTGGCCAAACTTTTCGCAAAGGTATTCACGGATGCTTTACAAACACCAGCCAAAACCACAGAAGTCAGCACGGAGGAGGGGAATAGTCCCCCTCTTCCTGCTTCTGATTATGACGACCTGTACGGGCTGTCTGACGATCGGGGTGAAGGAAAAGAATAGCATCGTCATGGTGAGTCCCGTGCCGATCCCGGAAGCAGTCAAGGGAGCCCCCATGGTCCTGACCAATAAGAAGATCTTACTGACAATACTGAATAAACCTAACATCACATTTGAGCAAAACATCGGCGGGTATGTCCTTGTAGATCCGTGGTTCTATGCTCGTTTACTTGAAGCGTATAGGGGCAGCCATGGAGATAATCTCAAAGATAACTGACTTTCTACAAGAGGCCGGTGGCTGGGGTGTGGCTGTTATTATCGGCTGGGCCTACTGGAAAAAAGATAAACAGTGCGTTGAAATGCACACAGAGGGGACGAACTACATCAAAGAAACCACGGGGGTACTCTCCTCACTTCGGGAAGTGATACGAGCGTGCCACCAGAAAGGACGCGATGATGACTAACCACATGAAAGATTTCTTGAGTGAGGGCCGGAAGCTAAGGCAGGAGCTCCGCAAGCATGGCTTTTTTCTCATCATCGAAGAGTCACAGGATACCGCATTTTTTCTGAAAAGTGTGGTGAAAGGCAAAGAGGCGAGATGCCGGAACGCCAAGACAGTAGACGAGGCCCTGACCATTATAGAAACAGAAGGTAAGGACATCCGGTGCGCTGTGATCGACTTAGCTGTGCCGGACTCCAAAGGCAAGGGGGGTGTTAGAGTCATAGAACACCTTGAAAGTGCCTGCAGTGGTATCCCCTACGTGGTACATTCAAACGACCGGAAGCAATCTGAACGGATAGTAGCAAGGTTCCCGAGGGCTTCCGTGTTGCTGAAGGGGGCGCAGTTCTGTGAGATTATCTCTATGTTGGGACTAACGCATGAGAATGAAACTGAAAATCAACATAAAGGTGCCAGTAACTAAGACCTTTCGCACGGTCGAGACGAAGCTGGACATGCCCTTGGGACAGGCCGCCAACTACATGGCGGGGGTTGCTCGGGAAATGGTCCGGATACCTTATCCCGGCCCTTCTGCTGAAGGCTTCCCGCCTCATCTAAGAACCGGCACCCTGCGGAGTGGTATCACGAGCTTCAAGAAGAAGAAAAATCTTTACCTCATCCAAGCGTCTGCTATTAAGGGAGGATTCAATTATGCACAAGCTCTCGAATACGGCACAAGGAGAATGAGGCCGAGGCCCTACATGCGACCGATGATGATGAGGGCCTACAAGTTCGTGAACAACTTTTTTAAGGAAACATTCTAATGCCAGCAATCACAGCAATCTACAATGAGATCATAGCGACGCCGGAGATCACGGCCCTGCTGAATACTTACGCCTACACAACAGGGTCGACGCCCATTCCTGCGGTATTCACGTCCGCTGTGATCCCTCAAGACCTGACAGGGCCCTATGCTATTTTGAGCGTCCCCACCAGTTCTTCTGGCGGGAATTCAGAAGATCGAGGACATATTGCTGGACTAAGTATGGTAGATATTGTAGTCTATGACGAGAAAGCGAGGTCAAGTAAGTCCCTGAGAGCAACGGCCCAACTGATTTGGGAGACGATTCACAGGGCAACAATGGAGGTCACGGGGTACGAAGTCTGGGTGCTGGCCACTCCCCCCGCGCAACTCTCCGATCCAGATGGTTTTCCGGGGTATGTGGTTTCGTGTAAGGCAACAATTCGAGAATTAGATAAAGGAGTAGGATCATGAGTTTGAAAGGATACGAAGGTCGTTTGTACTACAACACCGGGACTACAGGTTCCCCGGTATGGTCACCGGTTAACACCGTGCGGGACGTTACCCTGGGGCAGGAGGCCAATGACATCGATGACACCAGCCGTACCACGAATGGTTGGCGGTCTCGTATTCAGGGTCTCAAGCAGTGGGGCTGTGAGTTCGATATGATTTACACGCCGACCAATGCGGCTTGGGAAGCTATCCGGGCGCATTTTGTGGCCGGTACTCCCGCCGAGATCTTGGTTATGGACCAGGACATCACCATCGATGGGGCTTATGGCCTCCGTGGTTTTGCCGAGGTAACCGGCTTCGACAAGGAAGAGCCCTTGGAAGACGTGCAGACCAACAGCACCACCTTTGTCGGTAGCTCCGAGCCGACTTACGTTGTGTCCTCGGGTGGGGCAGTATCTCCGGTGGCTGGTTCCTGAGCCTTCGCAGGTAGAACAGTGACATACGGGGGAGGAGATGTTCTCCTCCCCCTTTTTTAAGGAAGTGAGAGAGGGAGAGTAAGATGAATATCAAGGCACCAAGCAAGGTAAGAGACAGTCTGGGCAAAGAGTGGACACTGAAAGTAACGGCCTGTAGCATCATGAAGGCCTGCCGTGGCACGGGGTTATCCATCCAATCCCTCATGAACGCCGACATCGAAATTGAATATATCCTGGCCGCCCTCCCCTTCTTCTGTGAAGACGAGGTGAAGGAAGCCCGGCTCACGCACGACGAGTTCTTGGCCCGATTTGAGATTAAAGAACTCTTGGAAGTAATTACTGAGTTCTTCCCAGCCATGGGCGACGCCTTCCCCGAGCCGGAAGCCGGTACATCGGAGGGAACAGAGACCGACCCTTTAGCAAACCCTGGACCTGTGACGACATCCTAAAGTACGCGGCGGTCGCCGGGGTGGACATCTATCAAGGTGACTACACCCCGGCAGACCTCGTGCTGATGGCGAAAGAGGTTCAGACGTTAGAATGGGACAGGACTTGCCGTATCGTTGAGATGATCCACAATACCCAATGCTCCAAGCCTATGCGCCACAATGCAATGCACCCCTACCGTTCCACGGGGGAAAGGCCAAGGAGTCAAGATCTGAAAATAGTGTCAGCGGGCGAGTTCGTCGCAGAAATGAAAGGCGGAAAACATGGCAACAGTAACAGCGGGGTCGGTACTGATCGAGGTACAACTAGACTCAGAGAAGGCTAGAAAGCAATTAGATCTGTTTAAACAGAAGATGAAGGACGTGTTCCTTTCGATCCAGACATCGGTCGAGAGTGTGGGGGTGCAGGCCGCCCTGGTGGGGGCACACTTGTCGGCTTCGGCGGCGCAGGGAGCCGCCGCTAATAAGGAATTGCTAGTGGCACTCAGGAAGGTGCGTGGGGGATTGGACGGTGTGACCAATGCTTCAAGGCGGATGGCTATCCAAAGCGTCACGACCTACGATCCCCGTGTGGTGAAGGGGTACAATAGGACCTTGAGAACGCAAGGTGAACTACTCAGCACCGTCCACACCCGTCTCCTCATGTTGTCCACCGCCGTGATTGCCACCTTCGGGAAAGCGGTAAGTGTCTCGGCCACATTTGAGAACGAGATGCGAAAGGTCAAGGCTGTCGTTAACGGAACCGATGATGACTTGCGCACGCTGACCGTTACTGCTCGCGACTTGGGCCGGTCCACCACCTACATGGCGACCGAAGTGGCCCGGGGGATGAAGATCCTTGGGCAGGCCGGTTTCAGCACGCAGGAGATCAAGGCCTCCATTGGGGATGTGTTGAATCTGGCGCGAGCAGGTTCCACCTCTCTTGAACGTGCCGCACAGGTGATGATCACAGTCGGCCGCACCTTCGATGTAGAAGCATCAAACATGAGCGATGTCGGGGATATTCTCGTCAAGGTGGCCAATAATTCCGCTACTAACATCGATCTTCTGGGGGCATCATTCTCCTTTGTGGGCGCCACGGCGGTATCCACAGGCCAGAAGCTTACAGGGATTTCAACACTTCTCGGGGTTCTGGCCAATCGGGGGCTTCGGGGCACCAAGGCAGGTACAGCACTGAATGAGGCCCTGCTTCGTCTTAGCCAATCCGACACATCGGCAAAGCTACGCGAG